AGAGCTCTAGAAAATTTGTCAGAAGGACCCGCGTTACCGCGCAGTTTTAAGAGCTTCGCGTAATGCAAAATCAAATCGTTTTCTAAAATTAGTTCGAATCGTTTGCTCTACAATTTTTTTAAACGGGAACCGCGCTGAGTATTGCGCTTTTGGTTCCCATGCGATCACCATTCGTATCTTGCCTCCTTGCTTCTTGCGCTTAGAGTTCGCAGGCATACGTTGCCAGATTCCAGGCGCGTCATTCGATCCTTTAGGAATACCGCTAAAATATTTATCTTTGTCTGCAAGAAGCTTATTGATCTTTCCGCGTACAATGTTCCCGTATTTATTTGTCTTTAGATTTTTCGGAACGGGAACGGGAATCGCGCTACCTTTTGGCTTGCGTAATCCACCCTTGATTTGGCGTTCCATGTACTCGGCTTGCGTAACCGAACCTTGACCCTTGCCAAACGTCTTAGATCTGAATCCGACTTCAGCGATTAGCTTTTTCTTTGTTGATTTCTCGACTTGGACTCCGCGCTTCGTGTAAGGCGTGGGTCGATCAAGATGGATATCCAATCCATCTTGGAGCGACTTACGAACGTCGAATGCGAGGTTATTCAGCGCTTTAGAAGTGGCGAATGGTATCTGCTTACGTTGAATGCGCGTAAGCGATTTGGTGAGTTGTTTAACGTCGGAACGGATATCGATTTGCATCCATGCAATCGGAGAAAATTACGCGTTGTCGTAATCATCTGCGAAGTATCAAATCGTGTCAAATAGTAGTGTAAATGCGTTTGCAGATTTGTAAATTGGTGTAATTTCGTGACGATCACGCGTAATTTCGTGACGCTTAATTACGAAGCTTGACGAAGCGATTGCCGTTGTAGCGTTGTTTCTTGTAGGGTCGCACTTGCTCGAAACGTTCAGGTTCAACGAATGGATTAGGTAACGTCTCGTAATAGATCCTTGCTAGTTCTTCAGGCGTGACCCAAAGATTGCGTCCTCGCGGTTTAGAATATTTAGATTCGAATTCGTAGATTCGGATTAATCCTTTGCACGATCCTGTGCGTCCCTTGATCGCGAGTCCGCCAGCGATTTGACGTTCACGCATCTTTGCTCGATCACTCAAGCTTTCACGGTTTAAGCATCCACAAGATTTCGTTTTGCCAGTGCGAACCGAGTGATCGTCGATTTCTTTTTCCGTTCCGCAAGTGCAACGATACAAACCGCGCTTCTTGCTCCAACGATCTTTTCCTGCATCGCGTAATCGTGTCAGCCTACAAGCGGAGGTTGTCAAAACAACTCCGCTTGATTAGACGTTTGCTGATCGCGTATTTGCTTATCGCGGTTCGCGATCCATCGATTTAAATCAGATCGATAGGTAAACGCTGGCGATTTGTCGTTTTTGTTGAGCGCGTAATATTTTGCTTCCTTGTCTAAGAAGATGCGCCAACCTTGACGCTTTCCGATAAAGCGCTCTTGCGAGGTAAACAATCTCTTATAGTTCATGATCAATCTTCGAAACTATAAATAAAAAAAACATCTTCACGAGTTTGATCTTTCCATCCACGATTAAAAGTAAAGTAATTGATTTTCTCTAAATCAATTTTATTCTTTTCGCATTCGTTCAAAGACGCTTCAAAAAAATCAATTAATATTTGTTTTCTTGTTTTTCCCCTTACGCCTATTTCGTATGGAATTAGACTTAAAGGCGTAACAAACTTTTTATTCTCCTTTTTTGTTTTCCGCATTACTCGCCTATAATTTTATTCTTGCCGATATAGTTACCGTATTCATCGAATGCAGGATGATTTTTAAAACGCACAAAATCGTATTTAATTCCGGGAATCGCTCCAGGGCGATTTGATTCGCCCTGGAATATTTCCGTTTCAATTCCGTTCAGCGTACCGCGGATATTACCGTCTGCGCATCGGCGCAGTTCGTCCGCCTTCGTTTCACGTTCCGGCGTAATTTGCGGCTTCGCTTTTAGCGCATCGAGTACGCGTTCCGCGGCGAGTCTACGCGATTGCGATTTCTCGCACTCTCTAGATGGGGGGGAAGTAACCCCTTTAGGGGTTACTATTTCCCCCCCACTAGAGAGTAGAGGATTTTCGTTTTCGTTTTGCATCGTCGAGCATACGTTTATGCGTTGCGGTTACTGCGTTTGCGCGTTTTCGTCCGAACGTAGGAACGGCTCCTCGCCAACGAATAATTTTTCCATATCGATATTCTGGATTGATTCGTAGACGAAATTTTGCTGATCTTGCGGGAAATCTTCTTGAATCGCGTTGACCGTGTAAGCGGTTCGATTACCCGCGCCAGATTTGGCAATCGTGATGTTATAATGCTTGAAATCGCCCCAGCTTCGGTCGTTTCCTAGCTTCTCCAAACCGTTCATAATTCCTTGTTGATGAAACTCAAATATTTGCACGGTTTGATCATCGAAAACGTAAACAGGAACTGCCCAAAATTCGACGGGTTCTTCCTTTTTCCCGAAATTATTTGTACCCAATTCGGTTAAATCTATTTCGTTTAGTTTGCGCTTTCGATTAGGCGTTCCGCTTTTCCTAAAAGCTCGCCAGCCGTTTATCATTTTACCGTCCATAAACGTACCCAATAACCGCAACTTGAGCGGGTTAGAATACCCGTCTCCGATGAGGCTCGCTTTGAGATATTTCCCGCCTGTTTGTTTAGTTTCTCGCGGCGGAGTAAACCCGACTTTTTCTTCACTAATGCTGTTAAGAAATGCGGCACTTGACATATCTTGCGGATTAGTTTTTGGCGTTTGTTCCATTGCTTTTTTCTTTCGTTTGCGATTGCGTTAATGTTTGCATTCATGAAAATACTCCTTTTGTGATGCTTTCCCGCGTCAGCCCTTGCGTAATGTTAAACGCTGCTTCGAATGCTAGAAGCTAGACCGATAAACTCCTTAAAGTCTGCCGCGTTCAGGGCGCGGTAAGAGGAGAGCCGGAGAATTTGCACGGGAAAGCTTTAATTTTTAATTGGTTCGATTACCCACGCGCCGCCCTCGCTTTTTTTGCGTGGATAACATTTAAAGAAATAAAATTGCGGAAAGGTCCGCGCACAAACTTTAAGTTTCGTAAGCGAGTTCATCTGATTCGATTTACCGCTGGCGTGAAACTCACTCGCCTTGATCTCGTAAAACGCCACGCCCATTGTCGGATCTGCGAAGACCGTTATGAAATCGGGCGTATAACGAACGCCTTCGGCGAGTTTGAACGTCACGGGTTCGAAGGCATACGAGACGATCTGTTTATCGCGCTGCCACTCGTTTAAGAGATCCGCGAAGCGTTCTTCGGTTTTGCTCATTGCGCCAGGAACGCGTCGTTTCATTGGGCGGTTATGCGCTTTCATTTGCCTAAGGTCAACGGTTGCAATTTGCACCATTTCTCCCATTGCTCGCTAAAGCGTTTCCATGCGAGATCAGGATCGGGACGCGGATAGATATCGAGATCGGGATGTGATCCGGTGTAATCCCGATCACATCCGACGGGATCGATCCACGCGTCAAAGCGCTTCGCGACGTCGTCTCTCATTTGTTCTTGCCCTCGATGAAAGCGCGAACCTCGGAGCGCATATAAATGCGCGGTCCGCCTGGATAGACGAACGAATACGGAATCTCTCCGAACTCGCGTAAAAATTTGTGATATGAAACGCCGCAGATACTCGCGGCTTGAGTCGTGTTTAGAATTTCGCTATTCGAAGCGCTAAACAGATCGGTAGATCGTTTTTGCGCCGTCAATGGCGCTTGGTTCTCGTCCATGAATGATTTTATAAATGCAGTTAATGCGTTTATAAAAACGTAATAAAACTCCCTTTAAGTGTCAACAAATATTTCGATTTTTAATTTAAAAGACTGAAATTATTACGCTTTTTAATACGACCAAAGCGCTTGACGCGGTAGGATATCAAGATGAATGAAGCGGTTTTTGTACTCGCCTTTTTGCGCGATTCCGATTCCAGAGAATCCGATTCGCCGCGCTTCCTCGACTAAGGCGAGCGCTCGCGGTCCGTAAATACGAATGTCTGCGCCTATCGATTGGAGATGGGCCGATTTCGGATAACCGCCTGATTCCTTATTGTGCTTCTCGCATCTTACGCCTGACGTAATCGGAAGCGCTCCAAGTTTATCGCGTAATTGTTGGAGCATTTTCATAAAATTCTCGTCCATGTGCGTCAATCCGCAGCCGCACTTGCACTGCATTTCGGCGCGTGAGAAATTAGGCGTTAGCATCTCAACCATGAGCGCCCCCGCCGTAGCGATAAATGTTCTTCGTAATATAAGCGCGACCGATCACAGTTTACCCGTCATCGACTTTTCGTACTCAGCGAGAATCTTATCGTCGAGGTCGTTTTCAGTCGATTTGACGAGTTTTTCAAGGAGCAAAAAAACTACTTTGATGAGTAGTTTTTCGCTCAAGAATGATAGCGCCATGGTTTTGACGGTTCCCGCGATTACGGGTGCGAATGCTGCGATCATTTTGTCCTTAGATTTGCAAAGATAAAATCTTTTTGCGATTCCAATTCGCGTTCAATGTTATCAAGACGCGCCGAGACATTTGATATATCGGATGCCATTTTAATTGTCGAGTCTTGCGTTCTTATAATAAGCGATTCAAATTTTTCTTGATTTAATTTTCGTTCGCCCTTCGCGGATTTTCCCTCGTAATGGATATACCATCCGAGCGCAACAAGCATCCCGCATAGCACCATTTCAAGTAAACTTGCTTGCGTCAATAGAACGTCTGCAAATCGATTTGGAATATCAGTTAAATCGGTTTGCGCTGGCATGTGATGATCCATTAGTTCGGTTTGTCAGGCCAACTAATATTTTTTAAATTTGAAAAATCCATATCTCTAAGTTTTTGCCTGTAGGTTTTCCATTCTGCTTTTTTAGAAGTCGGGAAATCTTCAACCATAAAACAATCACTTTCTGCTAACAGGGCGTTTCGTTTCGCCTTAAGTTCCATTTTGGGATAATCGTTTTGGTCACTAAAAACAACTTTTTGACCATATCCTGTTCTGATTTCATACATAATAATTATCCCTCTTTTATTCCATATAATGAAAATCTTCCCTGTCCAGTGCTGCTAGAACTAAAAAAAACTTTAACTGAAGTATGTATTTCAACTTGTGTATTTACAAAACCCCCAGATGTAAAAATAAATTCTGCATTTTGTTTGTAATTTGCGGCGGAAATATTGCCCATTGACCGAACAGAAGATTCTTGAGTGTTAAATAAATAAGTTATAAAACAACCATATTCATTAGTCGCATTACCTTGGTTCCCAAATCCTCCGACTACACTTTCACTTACATTAGATTCGTTTATAACCGAGGCCCAAGATCCTGCCTCAATCTTTTGCGCCTGCGTATAATATTCCGTATTTCTCCAAGTTACAGATCCCGCAGACCCAATTCCAAATTGCAAATTTAACCTTATATTATCAGTCGTAGGTTTTATTTTATTACCTATTAACATATAAGTTGCATAAGTAGATGTAAGTTTTCCTTCAAATTCAGCAGTTCCTTCACCAGAACCCAAAGTAACAGTTTCTAAATGAATTATTTGATTTGCTGCCGCCCATTCTGGCGCTGTTGCGCCAGAGTTCATTTGCAACACTTGACTTGCCGTGCCTTTTGGTAATCTAGCTAATGCACCACTTGCTCGATAATAAACATCACCATCTGCATCCGATCCTAAATCTATAGCAAGTTGGTTTCCAGAATCGGGTTTTAATGTTCGAATTGCCATTAAATTACCTCATTTAAATTAAAATCAATTGCTGAAACCGATCCGCTATGGTTTAAATAATCAAAACGCGGCGGATTTCTAAAATAAAAAAACCCCGCCGCTTTAATGTCTTCATTTTGTCCTGCTGCCATTCCATTTGTGATTAATGCTGGAAAAGGTTTTGACCTAAAAGATCGATAAAATCCCTCAAAACTTTTTGCATTTGCGTCAGTCATGATTGAATTGACCGAATACGTTTTTATCATGTTTTTCGGTGTTTCCATGTATCCGCCATTTGCTAAAGGAACTCGATTTGAGAAATCACTAAAACCTTGATTTAATCCGATTGTAGGATTCTTAACCGAAAGCGCAGTTCCCGCTCTAATAATTCCAACTTTAATCGGGTTTTGAATTGCAGTTATTGCTCCGGTTGCCGCGTCCCCTGAAAGAATGATATCCGTTGTTTGCGTCCCGTCTCCGATGATTTTTTCGACTGCATACGCACTACTCCGCGTAACAATCGAACCAACCATAATATTTTGATGATCTTTTAAGTTGATTGGATCACCGGACGAATCTAAAAAACGACCCGTATTCGCGCTTGTTCTTGACCAGGAAGCGATATCATTTCCTGATACGCCTGAACGCCTATCGACTGAAGTCGCCAGCGTAACCGTGATCGTTCCAGCGGCAAGATTCGATCCGGTATCAACACGCGTAATCGAAGTACCTGAAACGGTTAAATCGACCCATTCAGGCGGCATTAGAAGCCGCGTGTTTTTAAGTAATAAATTTGAAGAACTATATTGCGAAGTGTTTAAATTAATTGTTCCGCTTGACGCAGGAGACGCAGAAACAGAGATCGATGCGGAATCGTACAAACCTCCTGCGATAAAAAAACAATTAACTCCTGCGGAAATCGTAACTGTGATTGTAAGCGAGAATGCGAATCCAATATAAGGAAAGTTAGGCTTATCATCCAAAACATTGCTGACTACATACGCAGCCGGATTCGCGGTTGCACTTCCCGATATTGCCGTTATTAGATTTTTTTCCAGTACTTTCAAATTAATTCCCTAAATGATAACGAGACGGTTTTTACTTCTCCTGAATGAGAAATAAAATTAATACCGGGCGCTGATTGAAAATAAAAAAAACCTGATAATCGCGTGGTCCCGTCTAGATTAGAGTCTAAACCATCGATTAAGATTGCTGGAAATGGTCGTGAACGATTTGCACGGTAAAAACTGATAAAAGATTGCACGTTTGCATCGGTCATCGGTATTTCAGCATCAAAGTTTTTTGTAATGTTTCTTTGCGTTTGATCGTATCCTCCGTCGTTGATTGTTCGCTTAATCGAATAGTCAGTAAATGAATGAGAAAATCCTTGTTGTGGATTTTCTACATCAAGAACCGAGCCTGCACGGGCGATCCCCAATTTAATCGGATTTTTTATTGCCGTCACGGTTCCGTCTGCGGGAGGCGTTCCCGCGTAATCTGAAAGGGTCAAAACTGCGCCGAGAGTTACGTCGCCGTTAATTTCCAGCGTCGTCGGGCCAAAGCTATCGGCGGAAATGGTTCCTGAAAATGGGCTTGTAATCGTAATCGCGCTTAAATTCGCCAATTGTACCGCGTTTGTTGCAGTTCCATCACCGATAATTTTTGTTACCTGATAATCTGAACCACGCGTAACAATTGAGCCAACTAAAACATTTGCAAAATCATTAAGATTAACGGCATTTCCTGACGAATCTTCAAAACGTCCATATCCGCCGCTATCATGATCCCATTGATATATCGCGTTTGTGTTTGCTGATGCTGGCGTATCTTTTAGATCGGTTGATGTTGTCAGTCT